AATTGCAGCCAGAGGAACCCAAGGCTGATCCGCAGCATGGACGATAAAACCCACGAACTAGCGGTTCTCAAAGCGCAAGCTAAGATCAAGCTAGAGGAACTAAAGGCCCAAGACTCTGCCAAGGAAGTTGCTGGTAAAGCGATTGGCGAGGACGGTCTTCTTTATATCTTCCTCATCGTACTCGTGGGTGTCGGCGCATCCCTTTTCTTAGAGGGCGAGAAGATCGCTGCGGTCATGGGACTTCTTGGCGCTTCGCTAACTGCGCTTATACAGATGCTCAATGGCATTGCAGGCACCGCTGCCAAACAGGAAAAACCAGAGTTTGAAGTCATCAAGGATCTTATCCATCGTCTTGACAAGCTAGACCGTGCCGAGCAGCCCATGCAAGTTGATGTGGAAGGCAGCAAAGTCACGGTCAAGAAAGGTGCCGATCAGATTACCGCAAGGGGCGAACATGTTTGATCTTCTCTCAGGCGGTCTTCTTGGTTCCATATTCGGTGGTCTGTTCAGGCTTGCACCGGAAGTCCTTAAATTCCTCGATAAGAAGAACGAACGCCAGCACGAGCTATCCATGTTCCAACTCCAGACTGACCTTGAGAAGATGCGAGGTGAGTTCAAGATGGAGGAGAAGTATGTTGACTACAGCATCCAGCAAATGGATACGATTAAGGAGGCATTTAAGGAACAGGCTGAAACGGCTAAGGCAGCGGGTTGGTTTATGTCGTTTATTTCAGCTTCAGTGCGTCCCGGCGTAACGTGGTTTCTGTTCTTTATGTACGCAGGTGTTAAGGCAGCGGCTTTGTTTATTGCGTTTCAAACCAATGCGAATTGGGCCGAAGTGCTTATTAAAACGTGGGATGAAGATGATTTTGGGATGCTGTCTATGGTGCTGTCGTTTTATTTTATTGGCAGAAGCGTAGAGAAGTACCATAAGCAATGAAAACCTGTAGCCGCTGCAAAATAACGAAAGCCTTTGAAAGTTTTTCCTTTTGCCGTGCCAATAAAGACGGCTACCAAGGGTGGTGTCAGGCATGTGTAAACGAAGGACGACGCAAACCGCAAGAGTCGCCGGAGGTTATTGAGCAACGAAGGGCAGAGCAAAGACGCATAAAACTAGAGAAAAAACGCGCTTATTATTTGGCAAACAAAGAGCGACATAGTGCAAACATGGCTGCGAATTACCAAAAGAATAAAGATTCGGTAAAGCAGCGCATAGCTGAATATAAGAAAGAAAACTCCGCTAAGGTAAACGCTAATTGTATGAAGCGCCACGCACAAAAGCTGAACGCGACACCGGCTTGGCTATCTGAAGATGACCATTGGATGATTGAAGAGGCTTATGAACTAGCCAAACTCAGGACCAAACTGTTTGGGTTTGTATGGCATGTTGACCATATCATTCCGCTTAAGGGCAAGACGGTGTCTGGTCTTCATGTGCCAAATAATTTGCAAGTAATACCTGCGTCAGTAAACTGCTCAAAGCGCAACAGAGTTGATGCATGAATGAAGCAAAGCAGCTTTGTAAAGATGTATTAATCAAACCATTTGAGGGTTTGGCAAAGCGTTTGCCTGACGGACGAGTAACAGCTTATCCTGACCCCGGAACCCGTGGACATCCTTGGACAATTGGCTGGGGAGCCACTGGCCCTGACATTAACCCCGGCACGGTCTGGACGATTGAGCAATGCGAAGATGCACTGGATCACCACGTTGAATACTTTCTCAGGGGTTTGTTTAAACTTTCCCCAAAGATACAAACCGCACTACCCCGACGCATTGCCGCTGTGACTAGCTGGGTCTACAATTGTGGCCTAGGGAACTACCGAGTTTCTACGTTCAAGAAGCGGATAGATGCGGGGGATTGGGATGGTGCAGCCGACCAATGTATGCTGTGGAATAAAGCCGCTGGAAGAGTCCTGCCGGGGCTTACCCGCCGCCGAGCGGCAGAAGCTGCACTGATGAGGTGAGCCGTGCCATTAAAAAAGATACTACTGAAAAGCGGGGTTAATAAAGAAAATACTCGCTATACAAATGAGAACGGTTGGTATGTATCCGACAAGGTTCGGTTTCGTCAGGGCACACCAGAGAAGATTGGTGGGTGGCGCAGAATATCGCAAGCCGTTTACTTAGGGATTTGCCGTTCTCTTTGGAACTGGGTTACTTTAAGTAACTCTAACCTGCTTGGTGTAGGAACCAACCTAAAGTACTACATTGAGCAAGGTGGTGCTTATTCCGACATCACCCCCATACGTTTAACCCAATCAGTGACCTTTGCTGCGGTTACTGTATCTCCCTTTTCCTCAACCATCACGGTTACATCGGCTAATCATGGTGCAATCACTGGGGATTTTGTAACCTTCTCCGGTGCAGTAAGTCTGGGTGGAAACATCACAGCAGCGGTGCTTAATCAGCAATATCAAATTGCTTCTGTACCCACATTAAATACTTTTACCATCACGGCCAAAGATCCCGGTACGGGTGCGCCTGTCACTTCAAACGCCTCGGATAGTGGTAATGGTGGTGGGTCTTCGGTCGGTGCTTTCCAAGTTAATACGGGTCCGGGCGTTGCTCAGGTTCCTCTGGTTGGATGGGGCGCAGGTGCTTGGGGTAGTGGGTCATGGGGTGTTACGCCACAGGTTACAGACCCACTGCGGATATGGAATGCTGGCAACTGGGGGGAGGACTTAGTCTTTGGTCCACGCACGGCTGGTATTTATTACTGGGATGCGACTAACGGCTTATCAACAAGAGGTGTTGCACTCAACAGCCTTGGGGGTACTGTTACCCTAACAATAGCTTCACCTTGCGTGATTACGCTGTCTAACGTGCTTGCTGAGGGTACAGCCATTAAGCTTGCTACTACTGGCGCACTTCCAACGGGGCTAACTGCGGGTACAACATACTATTTAATTAATGTTGATGGGGTCACTGCAAACCTGTCAACCTCTGCAACGGGTTCGGCTATAAATACTTCAGGCAGTCAGTCTGGAACGCAAAGTATCTCTACGCTTGTTGATGTGCCTACCGTGCAATACAGCATGCTGGTTTCGGATGCTTCTAGGTTCTTATTACTATTTGGCACAACCGACTACGGCAGTACGACTGCTGACCCCATGCTCATTCGTTGGGGTAACCAAGAATCTTTAGTTGATTGGGTGCCATCCCCGCTTAATCAAGCAGGTAGCTTGCGCTTATCCCACGGCTCGCAGATTATTGCAGTGCAGCAAACTAGGCAGGAAGTGTTGGTGTGGACTGATTCTGCGCTTTTTTCTCTGCAATATCTCGGCCCGCCGTTGGTTTGGGGTTCGCAAATTCTTGGGGACAATACGTCCATCATCGGCCCTAACGCCACTGCAATTGCATCCGGGGTAACTTACTGGATGGGTGTGGATAAGTTCTATGTGTACAACGGTAGGGTGCAAACACTTCGTTGCGATCTACGTCGGTATGTGTTCAGCGACATTAATAAGTACCAGAACTTCCAAGTCTTTGCTGGAACAAACGAAGGATTCAATGAGGTTTGGTGGTTCTACTGTTCGGCTAATTCTACGACTGTTGATCGCTATGTGGTGTACAACTACGCTGAAGATATTTGGTACTACGGCACGATGGCACGTACGGCGTGGAGCGATTCAGGTATTCGCGCTTATCCACAAGCTGCTACATATAACTACAACATTGTTGACCACGAGTACGGTGTTGACGATAACGAAACAGGCACGACGCTACCAATTACTGCTTACATAGAGTCTGCTGAGTTTGATATTGAAGACGGACAAAACTTTGGGTTTGTATGGCGTATGGTGCCGGATCTGACATTTGATGGGTCTACAGCAACAACACCCCAAGTTACGATGACCCTTTACGGTATGAACGGTTCGGGGTCTGGGTTTAATACCGAGGCGGCTAAATCTGTTGCCCGTACATCCACCGTTACGATTGAGCAGTTCACCAATATTGTTTACACCCGTATCCGTGGGCGACAGATGATTATGAAGATCGGGTCAGATGGTGTTGGTACGACATGGCAGCTTGGTGCACCACGAATTGACATCAGGCAGGACGGCAGACGATGACTCTTAAATTAGATAATCCAGCCCCTCCTAGCCTGCCACTTGCGCCGCCTAATTACGAACGTGCGTATCACGATCAGTTTTCAAATGTCTTAAGACTTTACTTTAATCGTCTTGAGAATATAACGAGAAGTTTGCTTGGGCCAGATGGTGGCCGGTTTATGAGTAATCCGTTTGGTGCTTGGTCAAGCGATTCGGATCAAATTGCGGTTAGTACAACGGCAGCTTACGCAATTACTTATGATGTGACTGATGTTGCCGATAGCGTCTATTTAGCAGGCAATTCTAAACTGACGGTTACTTACCCTGGTGTTTATAACTTACAGTTCAGTATTCAGTTCAAAAATTCAGATACGCAGATACACGATGTAGACGTATGGGCTGCTATTAACGGAACCAACTTATCAAATAGTAACTCAAGGTTTTCAGTGCCAAATAGTCATGGTGGCGTAGATGGGCATTTAATTGCTGCGTTGAACTTGTTTTTGCCTCTAAATACGGGTGACTATATTGAACTATACTGGCATACTAATAATCTAGGTGTAAGCATAGAACATTTTCCTGCTGCGTCTTCGCCTACACGCCCCGAAACTCCGTCAGTAATTGCAACAATGGCGTTCGTTTCTTCTATACCTACTTAAGATGGCTACCACTAACCCCCTAGCTGCCTTCCAGCAATTTGTTGCACAGCAAAAAGCTGCTGCGCCCCAACAAGGGGGGTCTTTAGACGACTATCTGGCTGCACGGGCTAAGCAATACGGTGCTACACCCAAGGGTGCAAAGTCTGACACGGGCTGGACTGCGGGGGAAGCGTTGGTTAATCCGTTTGCTGGGTTGACGGATTTTGGTAAGAAAAACGTTGATATTTATGGTACTGGGGAAGAATTAAGTAACGTAGTAGGGCAGGAAGAAAGAGCAAAGACCGCTAGCGATCTGATGCGGGAAAAGTTTGGTGAGCAGCTAGGACATAAATCCACGTTTACCAAGGCGTACAAGAAAGATGAAAAAGGTAATCCTGTTGAAGTAGAGCTAGATTCCCTTACGCCAGAAGAACTTAACTCTGGTAATGTTGTGCTGTTCATGGGGGGTAAAACGGGAGGCGAAAGCCGCGAGCGCATGGCGCAAGCTTACATCCCCCAGGGCGATAAACTTATACCTGTTGGCGATCCAAAATATTATAAAGGCGAGCATCCTGACGCTAAGAATGTGGCTACTGCGTTAAAAGTTGGGTCTTTACTTGCTATGCCTTTTGGTGGTGTTGGTGGACTGCTTAGCGGGGTTACTGGAACGGCTGGTGTTGCGGGTGCAGCAGGTGCTGCGCTTGGCGAGCTTGGGATTAATACAGCAGGTAGTGGGATTGCAGGGCAGTTAGCTAATTTAGGACTTCCATCTTTCT